AGTTCATTATTCCTTATAACGAGAAGTTATATGCTTGTGATTTAAATGAGCTAGAGTATGACTCAATGGGTAGATTTTTTCCTAAAAGTAAGTCTAAGTCGTATAACGATACTTTTATTTACCCGAAAGGAGGTAGTTACGAATATATTAAGTCGGTTCTTAAAAGATTAGACAGTAACAAGATTCTACTTAATACTGAACTCCTCGAACTAGATTTAGAAAACAAGGTAGCTAAAACCAATAAAGGAGATATTAAGTTCGAACAGTTAATTAGCACTTTACCTTTCAATAAACTTCATCCCAATCCTAAACTTTCAGCAAATAAAGTAGCTGTGTTTAATTTAGGTTTCAATAAAGGATCAGATATTAAAACTCATTGGAGATATTTTCCAGGTGATGAAATATTTTATAGAGTAGGATTTTACAATAATATATTAGGACAGGAAAAATTAAGTCTATATGTTGAAATCGGAGCTAACGTAGATCAAAAACTAAACGAATCTGAACTTTTAATGCAAGTTCTTGCTGATTTAGAAGATTGTGGTATAATTGAAGATGGTGTACATGAACTAGTTTCTTATCAATTCTTAATTATGAACCCAGCATATGTTCATATAACTAAAGAATCAAAAGAAATCTATAATGAATGGTGTCAAAAATATAATCCACAAGGAATATATTCAATAGGTCGATATGGTTCATGGACGTATTGCTCAATTGAGGACAATATTATAGAAGCCCAACAAACAATTAAAATTTTAGAAAACAATTAAATATTTATCATCATATGGAAACAAAAGTTTTAACACAAGAAGAACTTACACAATTACGAGATCTTCAAACTAAACAAAACAGTCTACTAATGGATCTAGGCTCAATTGAGTACAGAATGTCATTATTAGAACAAACAAAAACTGAATTAAAATCTCAAGTATTAGAGATTGAAAAATTAAATATCCAATTAGGAGCTCAATTGACTGAAAAATACGGAAACGGAAATCTTAATTTAGAAACTGGAGAAATTATCACAGAATAATTTTAGTCTTTTTGGGGTTATGTTTTTAAAGGTTATAAATTTTTGGAAAAAATCTATATATTTATAATAAAACTAAAAATATAACTCTAAAATGGCAGAAACTTTAATTTCACCTGGGGTATTAGCTAGAGAGAATGATAATTCATTTATCACACAGCAACCTATAACTGTTGGGGCCGCAATCATTGGCCCAACCGTAAAAGGCCCTGTAGAAATCCCTACAGTAGTTACTACATACTCTGATTATTTAAATAAATTTGGTGGTACTTTTTTAAGTGGTGGCCAAGAATACAGCTACTTAACTTCAATCGCCGCATACAACTATTTCCAACAAGGTGGTGAAACTTTACTAGTAGCTAGAGTAGCTTCAGGGTCATTCACTTCAGCTACTTCATTCTTTGCTGAAACTTCTGGCACTTTTGGTATTCCAAGCAATATTGGATTTACTACTGCTTCTGCTGTTTTATCATTAAGTGGGTTCCATAGCACTGCTGCTTCTATAGGTTCAAGTTCATTTAGTTTAAATGGTATTACTATAACTTTAACAGGTAGTGCGGGTGGTACTAACACTTCTACTATAGTTTATGTTCCAACAGGATCTAACGCTACTAATACTGTTATTACAGCTTCATTAGCAATTAATGTTAGCTCTTCAGCAACTGCTTATTCATCTGCTTGGTCCGCTATTTCAGCCTCAGCAAATGGTACTAACTTAAACTTATTTGATGAAAATCCAGGTATAACTGGCAACACTTTATACTATACTTCAGGTAGTGTTACAACTTTCTTTACCGGAGGTACTAGCTTACCATCATTTACTTTAAAAACTATTTCTGAAGGTACTATCATGAACAACTCAGGTTCAGAAGGTACTAACGGAATCCTTTCAAGTGGTTCAGTCGATAATGTAAGATGGCAGATTGCTAACGTTGATACAGGTTCAGGTGAATTTAGCTTATTAATTAGACAAGGTAACGATACAACTACAGAACCAATCGTACTTGAAACTTGGACTAACCTATCACTTGATCCAACTCAACCAAACTACATTTCTAGAGTAATTGGTGATAGTTACCAAACTTATAACTCAGCTGAAAACTATGTAGAAGTTATTGGTAACTTCCCTAACCAATCTAAGTATGTTTATGTAAGTGCTGTAAACTCTCCTACACCATTCTACTTTGATAACAACGGTACTGCTAAAACTGCATTTACTGCTTCTTTACCTATAACTTCAAAAGGTACATTCTCAGGAGCTACTGGTAACTTGTTCTACGGTGGTGGTGCTTTATTCTACGAAAATATTACTGGCACAACAAATCTACAAGGTATAGATGCTGCTGATTACAATGATATGATTAGTTTAATGGCCAACCAGGATGACTACAGATTTAATGTAATTACAATCCCAGGTTTAAACATTAATGATAACGCAACTCAAAACACTACTTTAGTAAACACTATCCAATCTAGAGGTGATGCTATCACAGTATTAGATACTAGACCTTACGGTGCTCAAGTTTCTCAAGCTGTAACTTCAGCTCAAGCAATCAATAGCTCATACGCTGCTACTTACTGGCCTTGGTTACAAACAATTGATCCAGGTACTGGTCAATTAGTTTGGGTACCAGCTTCAGCTATGATTCCCGCAGTATACGCGTTTAATGACAGTGTATCTGAACCATGGTTCGCACCAGCAGGTATCAACAGAGGTGGTTTAGATACTGTAGTAAGAGCCGAAAGAAAATTAACTCAAACTCAACGTAACGATCTTTATGTAGGTAATGTAAACCCAATTGCAACATTCCCAGGAACTGGAGTTGTAGTATACGGTCAGAAAACATTACAGAAAAAATCATCTGCACTTGATCGTGTAAATGTACGTAGATTGTTAATTGCCCTTAAGTCTTACATCTCTCAAGTAGCTAACAACTTAGTATTTGAACAAAATACAATTGCTACAAGAAACCAATTCTTAAGCCAAGTTAACCCATACCTAGAAAGTGTTCAACAACGTCAAGGTTTATACGCGTTCAGAGTAATTATGGATGATTCCAACAATACTCCAGACGTAATCGATAGAAACCAGTTAATTGGTCAAATCTATCTACAACCAACTAAGACTGCTGAATTCATCTACCTAGACTTCAACATCTTACCAACTGGAGCTACCTTCCCAGGTTAAAAGTTGTAATTGATGATATTTATAATAAAATAAATAATATAGCAAAATGGCAGTATTAGACCCGAACGAAATATTTTTCACAGCTTTTGAACCAAAGCAGACCAACCGATTCATCATGTATATCGATGGTATTCCTGCTTACGAGATTAAAGGTGTAGGTGCGATAAACTTAACTCAAGGAAGTGTAGCTCTTAACCACATTAACGTTCAACGTTTTGTTAAAGGCAAAACTACTTGGGGCACAGTTCAGTTTACATTATTTGATCCTATCACCCCTTCAGGTGCACAAGCAGTAATGGAATGGGTTCGTTTACACCACGAATCAGTAACTGGTAGAGATGGCTACTCAGACTTCTACAAAAAAGACCTAACTTTTGATGTACTAGGACCTGTAGGCGATATCGTATCAGAATGGATTATTAAAGGTGCTTTAATTATTGACGCTAGCTTTGGTGACTATAGCTGGGATACTGTAGATACTGCTGTTGAAATTACAATGACAGTTCAACCAGATTACTGTGTATTGAACTTCTAATAGAAATTCAAATAAATTTAAATTTGAGCTTGGCTTTGCCAAGCTCTTTTTTTATATTATATGTATAATAGACAAACTAGTTTTATTAAATAAAAATTTATGAGCGATTTTAAATTCCCTACAGAAATTGTAGAATTACCTTCAAAAGGTTTATTATACCCCGAAGGACATCCTTTAGCAGAAGGAAAAATAGAAATGAAATACATGACTGCTAGAGAAGAAGATATCTTAACTAACCAAAACTACATCAAACAAGGTATTGTTATTGACAAATTATTACAATCTATGCTTGTAACTAAATTTGATTATAACGATTTATTAGTTGGTGATAAAGATGCTATAATGTTAGCAGCTCGTGTTCTTGGTTACGGTAAAGATTACTCCTTCAACTATTATCCCGAATACGGTGATGTTGAAGAAACAGTTAACATAGATTTAACAACAGTTAGAGAAAAATTTCTTGATGAAAAATTAATTGGTGAAAAAGGAAAAAATGAATTTACTTTTAAATTACCTCATACAGGAAATACAATTACCTTTAAATTATTAACTCATGGTGATGAACAATCTATTGATAGAGAAATTCAGGGACTAAAAAAACTTGATCCAAAAGGTAATTTTGAAGTTACAACCAGATTCCGTCATATGATTCTTTCAGTAAATGGAGACTATGATAAAAAAACCATTAGAGAATTCATTGACTATGGATTGCTAGCTAAAGATTCTAGAGCATTTAGAGAACATTTTAGTTCAGTTAGTCCTGGTATAGATTTAAAATATCCTTATGTGTTTGATAATGGTGTAGAGGAGGACATCACTATCCCAATCGGGATTAACTTTTTTTGGCCTGACGCCTGAGTATAGGGGTAATGTATTTACCCAAATTCATGAAATAGTGTTCTATGGCCAAGGTGGGTATGATTATAACACAATATATGACATGCCTGTATGGTTAAGAAAATTTACTTATAATAAAATTCTTGAACATTATGATAAAAAGAATAATCAAAAACAAAATGACGTAGTAGAACAATCTGTCAATGCAATGAAATCCGCAGGTGCGGTAGCTAAAAATAAAGTAAATGTTCCAACATATGTTACGAAGGCATCCAAAAAGTGATGCCTTCTAATATTTATAACAAATCTAATTCTTAAAATGGCTGATAATATTCAAGACTTAAAAAAACAGATTCAACAACTCCGAAAAGAAATTCAAAATTTAGGAGGTGAGTCTTTTAAAGACATGAATGCTGCAATCAAAGCTTTTGGTGGTGGCATTAATGGTGCTCGAAAACTTATCTCCGAAATGGAAAAAGATGTTGATGATTTAAGAGACAGCTTTGGAACAATTTCAGCTACATTAAAAAATATAGTTCAAGATTTAAAAGGAGCTCCAAACCCGGTAAAAGAAACTACTAGAGCTTTTGATAAATTAGAAAGTTTAACTCGTAAAATTAGTGATCATAGAAAAAATGAAGAAATTTTAACGGTTAAACAGTTAAGTAACATTAAAAAACAAACAGCTGAAGAAGTTAAACGTTTAAAAGAAAATCAAAAACTTTTAGATAAAAATTCTGATGCATATAAAGAAGTTACAGATGCTTTAAATGAACAAACTGGTTTATTAAAAGATATCAATAAACAAGTTGAAGCTGAATTAGAAACTGAAAAAAAGATCCAAAAAACTTTAGGTCTTACAGGAGCTGCATTTAAAGGTATAGCTAAAAGTTTAGAACACATAGGAGTTGAATCTGAACATTTTGAAAAAATAAATGAGGATTTAAGAGAAGCAGCTAAAACTGGAAGTGGTTTTAAAGTATTAGGAGCAGGGATTAAAAGTATGGGTTCATCCCTTAAAGATGCTTTTAAAGATCCATTAGTTCAAGTAACCGCTACCGCTAAATTATTCCATAGCATAATAGAATTTGCTAATGAGTTTGATCAAGAAACAGTATCCATCCAGAAAAATCTTGGAATAAGCCACGAAGCCGCTTTTGAAATGAATAAAGAGTTAGAACATATGGCTATCCATATGGGAAGAACTCATAAAGATGCTGTAGCAGCTAATTCAGAAATTAATAGTTTTTTAGGAACTAATGTAGTATTAAGTGAAAAACAACTAAAAGACCAAATTTCTTTAACTAAAAATGCTGGTTTAGAAGCTGATGAAAGAGCTGGTATAATGAAATTTTCATTATTAACTGGTAAATCTCAAGAAAAAATATACAATTCCATTGGAAGACAAAATAAAGGAGTTTTAAGTAATAAAAAAGTACTTTCTGAAGTATTAAAAACATCAGGCCAACTAGCTGCTCAATACAAAAACAATCCTGAATTATTAGGAAAAGCAGTAACTCAAGCTCAAAAACTTGGTATGACCTTAGAACAAACTAAAAACGTATCAAGTGCTTTATTGAATTTTGAAGATTCTATTTCAGCAGAATTAGAAGCAGAATTACTTACAGGACAAGATTTAAATTTAGAAAAAGCTAGATACTTAGCTCTCCAAGGAGATTCAGCAGGTGCCGCAGCTGAATTAATGAAAAATTTAGGTCCTAATGGATTAGCTAAATTCCAAAAAATGAATGTTATTCAACAAGAAGCTTATGCTAAAGCTTTAGGTATGAGTGCAGACGAATTAGCTGATTCTTTAGTTAAACAAAAACAACTAAAGGAAATAGAAGCAACTACTGGAAAGGGTTTATCAAAAAGAATTAAAGAATTAAAAGATGCTGGGGAAATTGAAAAAGCTGCAGAATTAGAAAAACAAGTCCTTAAAGGAAACTCAGTAGCTTTAGCTGAACAAGAAATGGCTAACAGTGAAAAAATGGCTGAATCTGCTGAAAAATTAAAACAATCCTTTATGCAATTCATGGTAGGACCAGTTTCTAAAGCCATGAATTTCTTTTCAGGAGTTATGGAAACCATTTCTAGTTCTAAAATCCTATCAGCTTTAGCTGGCGGAGTTGGACTAGCGGCTACAGCAGCCGGTATATTATTAATGGGTAAAGGTATTATTAATGCCTTTAAAGGTAGACCTTCAGGTAGAGCAGGAGATCCACTAAATGTTAATATAGTTGGAGGTGGAGGAAGTAGTGGTGGTACTAGCGGTGGATCATCAAGAGGCAGAAAAGGTAGAGCTGGTAGAGCTGGTAGAGGAGGCAGATTTGGTCGTATAGCTAATATGGCTATGTCTGGATTAGGATTAGCATCTATGTTTGGTGGTGATGGTGGTGAAGACATGGCTGGAGAAGATATGGCTTATGCTAGTGTAGATGCTGCTGATATGGCTTCTGATATGGCATCATCATCAACTCCTTCATCTTCAAAGACAAAATCAGCAACACCAAGAGCAAGAGATCCAAAAACAGGAAGATTTACAAAAGCAACAAAAGCT